TAGGATAACAGGTCTTACTTACCTTCCGAGTCTTTAATTCAAAGTATGCCGTGTCAGTATAAAAATCATACTTACAATACTGGGCTGTCGTCTCTTTAAGGTCATCTCCGAAGTGTTGCTTCAAGATGGGATAAACTTTCTTCTGACTCGCAGTTCCGAATTTATAATCCATTTCGTAGTGTTTTGGCATTCTATAATATTCCTAAATATAATAATTTGGGAAAATCTAATGTATAACAATTTAAAGATATAAATGTAATCATTATATAAAATGGTAAATTATAGCAACGGAAAGATTTATAAGATTGTGTGCGATACCACCAAGTTGGTTTATATTGGTAGCACGACCAAGAAGTATTTAAGTCAGAGGTTAGACACTCACCGAAACCATTATAAGAGATGGATTGGAGGGAGACCAAATTTTATTACTTCATTTAAGGTTTTAGAAAATAATAATTATACTATCGTCTTATTAGAATTGGTAGATTGTAAATCAAAAGATGAACTATTAGCACGAGAGAGGTTTTATATTGAGACCGTAGAGTGTGTTAATAAGTTTGTCCCATTGAGAACCAAAAAAGAATATTTTGAGGCTAACAAAGAACACCTACAAGAATATATAAAAGAATATTATCAGACCAATAAGGATATAATTAAAGACCAACAAAAAGAATATCGTGAGGCAACCCAAGAACTTATTAATAAAAAATGTGACTGCGAATGTGGTGGAAAATATACTACCACCAATAAAGCAAGACATCTCAAATCAAAAAGACATTTAGATTATTTAGCCGATTTTAAATCTTCTGGTATATAAATGATTTCAGAAGGCGGTAAAAAAGAAATTAACGGACGACTGAAAGATTATATGAGCGACGCAGACTTGGCAAGATATTTCCCCAACAGTAAAGACCCCAATCCAATTATCAAGTATAGTGACTTGGCTGACGTGAAGGATATTTACGAGTTGTTACCAGAAGACGGAACATTTAAGATAATCTTGGTAGAGAACCGTCACAATGTCGGTCACTGGACGGCACTGTGTCGCACTCCTAAACAAATTATTTATTTTGATTCTTATAGTAACAAGCCCGACGGACAGTTGAGATATATCAAAGCCTTCTGGCGTAAGATGCTGGGACAGGACGATACCTATTTAACTACATTGTTAAAGAATGTCACAGACCGTGAGGTCGTCTGGTCTAAAAATCGGTTTCAGAGTTTGAAGGACGACACTGCTACGTGTGGGCGGTGGTGTATCCTCTTCTTGAATATGGTCTTGAACTTTGGCTACGATATTCCCGAGTTTGAGGAATTCATCAAGCACAACTGTAAGCAACTGGGACTTACGCCAGACCAACTCGTGACACACTGGATTCATTAATGTTATATAGCAAAGTTATAATATTAATTCTACTAAACCATCGCATTCAAGTCTGTCCTTGATTCCATTTGTTGAGGCGGATGGATGCGGTCAAATTCAAATTCCTTTCTTTCTTCTACAATGTCTCGCTCTATCACCAGCCCGCACAGTTTAACACTCTTACACTTGGACTTGTAGCACATTCTGGCGAGAGATAGAAAGCATCCGACCGACGTCGTGACTATCAGGGATAAGAATACTTCGGTAACCATATATATTAAGGTGTTACAATTTGAGCGGATAAAGACCACTTATAATTACCACTAAAACCAGCAGTCGTTCCAAAAAATAAATCCAACCCTAAATCTCCTGAACTACTTGCTGTAAATATAAGCGTATCTTGAATAGTAAATTGCGTGCTACTGCCGTAAGGATATACGCCAGTTGCGGTTGTATTAGGGCAAGGAGTTCCACTATCATATAAACCAGTAAAAGAACCCACATTATTGGAATAATTAATATAACAAGAAGAAGTAGTATCCGCACTATCCACCCAGCAATTAAATTGTATCGCAATCGTATAACTACCAAGTGGGGTCATTCCACTTAAAGTTTGAATAGGACTTGAACCAACACCGACATTTGTAAAAGTTCCACTTGACGCACTAAACGCTTGACCTGTATTTTGATAATATCCCCAACGCAAAGGCGGAGGTGGTGGAGCAGAATAAGCGACACCATTAATAATTAACTGGGAGCAATCTAATCTTAAAGCGGTAGAAGCACCAGTTCCAGCAGTAATCGTAAAATCCGTTCCGTTTGTAGATTGAATAGAGTTTGAGGTGTATGTTGTTGAAGTCCCGCTATTTACATCTTGAAAAACAAGTTGGTTAGTATATAAATATGAATTAGTATTAATATTAGAATCATATACCTGAAAATTGGAGGCAAATTGAAGTGAGATTGAAGAAAAAGATTGAACTTGGTATGCTTGACCTGGTAGATTTGCGTAAGCATTAGAACCAGTAAAATCTCCCCAATTCAAACCAATTGTAGTGGGAGTTAAACCATTAATCGTATTCAAATTGATATTATTAACGGAATTAATATCGTTGTTGTTTAAATTAATAGGTTGAAATACCGTAGCACTAACACTGAGAGTATCATTCCAAGACGGGGTGGCTGGTGGATAAGATGTTGAATTGATAAAAAGTAAATCAACATTATTTAGTCCAGTAATAGATTGACCGAAAGCATTATTACCAACGAGGAGAACATCATTCAAACTTGGTGTAGTGGTGGGAATAGGATTACCATTAAGGGTTAAGGCGGACGCTTGAAAATCAAGCGGGGCAGAAGCAGCAGTTGTAGGATTAAAACAGGTAATAGTTCCAGCAGTAGAACTTGCCTTTAACGAAAGTTTCGTGTTATCAAGTGGAGATGTAAATGTGTCGTTCGTTTGGTAAAAAATACCATCGGCAAAATTAGCACCAGTAGTTTCTGTTATAAAAGTTGATTGAATTTGTCTTTGAATATTTAAATCCGTATTAGTAGCAGTAGTAGTGTAGGTGAAATTGTTTAAAGTATCGGTAAGATTAAGCACCATTCCAGTATTGCTTACAACATTACTGGTGGCGTAAAATGCGTAAGTCCCAGCAAGAGTTAATCTGTCGTATTCCAGTTTAGAATTAATACCACTTGTTCCGTCTATTATTTCTACTTCCGCATCATCTATATTGGTCGTTGTAGGAGAACCAGTAGCAGAAAAGGTTTGCGTCACATCAAGGGCATTATTACCAGCAGTTAGAACCTGTGTAATTGTAGGCGTGGCGGGAATGGTATCCCAAGATGGAGTGGCAGTTCCGTTGGATTTTAAATATTGTCCGCTCGTCCCGTTCGCAATAAAGCCAGTGACAGACGGAGCGGATTGAAACGGTATTTCTGATGCTACACCGCCAGCGAGATTGGTCGCTGTTCCAGGTGGTGGAGGATAGGCTGACCCGTTGATGGTAACCAAGTTAATATTATCCACAGCAATGATGTCTTGAAGATTCATATTTAAATCGGTCGTTCCAGCACTGTTACCGTTTGCTAATACGACTGCTAAAGTGGAAGTGGTTGGCAGACCTCCTGATTGGAGGGCATTTATTTCTGCTTGAAGGATTGAGATTCGTTGATTCAGATAATATGTTGAGAGACTCATTGCTATATATCTATACTAATATAAAAATTTATAGGTTTAAGTTTAGAAATAAAATCTAATCTAATATTATAGAATGGATTTAGACGATATTTTTACCAAGAAGAATATTACCGAGAGTTCAAAGAACTTGTATGTGAAGAACCTTACACGCCTGAATGGCGGTCATCCGATTAAGGATTTGAAATTCTTGGCGGATGAAGTTTCCGTGATAGAAGGGCTAAACCAAAAGTATAAACCGAATACGGTTCGGTCGTATGTTATTTCTATCGTTTCTCTCTTAAAGTGTATTGACGACAAGAAGGCACAGAAGATGTATGCTAAATATTATCCTTATTTAGAAGCGTTGAATAAGTCTTTGAAGGAGAATAATACCAAGACTGAAAAGGAGACCGAGAACTGGATTAGTCAAGACGACGTCAAGGCGAAGTTTGGTTCTCTCTGTCCCATTGTCGGCACACTTCAAAAGAAGAAAAAGATTACTGGGGAAGAGTGGTCTGAATTATTTAACTGCTTGGTATTGGGTCTCTACACGCTCCAAGCCCCGAGACGAAATGCTGACTATCAAAAGATGATTGTCTTGAAGAAGAATCAGCCCGAGATTTTAGAGAAGATGAATGTCTTGGATTTAGATAAAAATAAATTCTTGTTTTCTAATTACAAGACCAAAGGAACTTATAAGATTCAGGAAGTGGATATTAATCCCGAGTTGAGAACCATT